TGTAAAACTCATCTTTCGATACGCTTTTTAATCCGCAAAAAATCCGTGTTGATGTGGTCGATGATATGTCGTTACCAATGCTGTCTTGCGTTATCGTTTCCGATATTAGATAAAGAACATCATTCATAGTAACCACCACTCATTGATAGTGCATCTCTAAATTTTTGGTATCTTGATAGATAGCTTTCGCCTTCGCCCTCAAAATTGAACATATACTTGCAATACAATTCGCAAGCCGTGAAAACCAATTCATCTTCAAGGTCAATAGATGCCGATGAAAGCCCTATGCGTTCAAGGTCGAGCTTCGCCGTGTTTATGTTGTCAACGATTTCAGTGTCAACGGCTGTGCTTGCTATCCTTAATCGGTTTCTCATTTTCAATGTTATTTCTTCCATCCCGCATCTCCTTGTAAGATTGATATGTAAGTTCAGTAATGATTTGAGTTCCCACATGCCCGGTCTGTGCTGTCGGGTCGCAGAAGATTTTGTAACCACATTTTTTTGCCCGATAACAAAAGCTTAAATCTTCGCCCAACCCCGGAAGCGGCTCAAATAAGTTTCCCATTCTGTCATAAATGTCTTTTAGCACGCTGGTTTTAATTAGGCACATTGCCATTCCGCAAGCGTCAACCTCAAACAGCGTTTCGGGATAGTCGTGAATAACATCTGCGGTCGGGTCGGTTTCATCTCTCGGCTTGATGTTTTTGAACACGGTCGGGTCAAATGGCGGTTTTCTTTTGAACGCCAGTCCGGAGACAATATCTTTATCGTGTGATTTCAGCTTTTCATAGATGTCCGGCATGAATGTCATGTCGCTGTCAACGAATAAAAGATAATCCGCGTTGGTGATCGCCGCGCTTGCTATGTCGTTTCTTGCATTAGCAATTAGCGAATTTGAAACAAAATACGCAAAATGCTCATCTTTGATTTTCACACTGAATAAGCTTTTGACCGTTTCAATGGGCATGGTTGCCAGTGTGGGTAGTCCTATCATTACTTTCATGTTTCTATTTCCTCCGACTTTCTCCGACTTTTAAAATAGACAAGGAGCGGCTGTCGGAGATAAGCCGCCCCCCATCAATGCTATAGCCTATGTGGACTTGTGCAGCTTTACAAATGCCTGTTTGGTTACAAGCTCGCCGTCACAAAGTGCATAACCTCTGTAGCACATGCCGCCGCTTCTGAAAGCAACTGATGCGTCTTTGGTTATCTCTATCGGTTTTGCCCAGTTAAAGTGATATTCGTTCAGGTCGCCAAAGAATGCTGTGTCATCTGGTACCCACTCATCTATGATGACGGGATAACCCATGATGTTACCAACGAAGCCGTCTTCCCTGTCCATTACGAACATAGGCACTCCGCTTGAGCTTGCCTTAACTTTTGCAAGTGTTCCGAACAGAAGTTTTCTGTTCATGATAAAAGTTGCGTTCTGATGATAAGCTTCGGGCAGTCTTGCGATTGTGTTCATAACGCAATCCCAGTCAATGCTTGCCGTTGACGCTACTAATTCATAGTTGGTTGCCGTTGCGTAAGTTTCGCTTCCGATGCCTTTAGGTTCGGTTGTGCCGTTGCCTGCGAGCAGTGCCTTTTCAATCGCCTTGAACAGTTTCTTTGAAAGTTTGTCAACAATGAATGCCTCAAATGCGGGAATTGACATGTGTTCTACATCAGCGTCTAATGTTATGGTTTTGATTATCTTGTGGGCTGTGAGCTGAATGTAGTTGTAGGTATCGGCACCGTCAGAGCTGTCGGAACCCATGTTCTTCCATGCCGCGTCTGTATTTGTTGCTTCTACGGGAATATTTACATAATTCGGAAAGCTTGTTACGGTTATTCTTGAATAAAGTACCGAATACTGTTCAAGCTTTTCGCCGACTTTGTTCATGGTCTCTTTAGGAATAACGTATGCGGCCGCTACGACTGACGCTCTTTCTTCGTTGGTCAGCGCTTCGCCCTTAAGGTCTTTGAGCCATGCGTCTCTATATTCAACGCTGGCAGGTTCAAATATTCTGTTTTCCATTTTTGTCTCCTCGAATGTTTCTACTATTGGTGCTTCCTCAACGACTTTGTTGAGAAGTGCCTGTCTTTTTTCTTCGGCTTCTATAGCCGCTTTGGTCTCAAGTTCCGCCTGTCTTTCGTCAAGCTCCTTGAGTTCCTTGTCCAGTGCCTCAACATCACATTTTTCGTTTTTCAACTCTTCGTGAATTTCAGCCCTGCGTTTTTCTATGCTGTCCATTTTTACCTCCGTGTCTTGAGCAACAATAATGCTCTTAAGTTTTGTTTTACAAGTTCTTCCCGCCTACACAACTCCTGTGCTTCCTGTTCGATGACTCCCTCAAAATAGGAACGTGCGGATATGTCAGTCGATGGATTGGCCGGTGTTGAAACCGCCGAAACATCGTAAACCTTGTCTACTCTTTTGATTATTCTTGTGTGGTTGTCACTGTCGTATTCATCTTCGCTTACCGTGAATGCCCACGACATCTGGAATATAAGTCCTTCATTAATGTCCTCGTAAAGAGATCTTGCCTCCGCCGTTTTTGATAAGTCGGCGGCAATAAAAAAACCGCTGTCCTGCGGCTCTGCTATGAGTGTTGGTGTCTTGTTCTTGCCCATTTTGTTCCGGGCAAATACTCTGCCGGAGTGGTTGTACTGCATTATGATGTCTGACATGTCGGCGGTGTCGAGTGCTTTCTTGTCTATGATTTCCTTGTACTCGATTTCCCCGTTTCGCCATAACACGTAAGGGTCGTTAAATGTGGTTGCAAACCCCTCAACATAATAGTCGCTGTCAAATCTCTTTTCTTCCGCCGGTTGCAATAGCGGCATTATTCGATATTCCCTATTCGTCTTTATTGGCATCTTCTCTCCCCTTTTCCATGTATTCTTTTCTGATATAGTATTTGTCGCCGCCTTTTACTTTCGGCATGTTGAAAACTTCGTTCGCTTGGTTTTGTGTGATTAAGCCTCTATCAAACATTGACGTTACATACTCAACTTTGGTTTTGGTCGGTGCAATTTGTAGCCTGTTGCTTGAAAACATTATCTCGTTGTCCTTGTTGGCCTTATCGCCGTAAACCATGTTTGTCATCACAAGGGACAGCTGAAGGGCAAATGGTTCAATCTTTCCTTCGTAATAACCCTCCCATTTGTTATCATCATCACTTCCAAATTCGTTTCGGATTATATTTTCGTTAACTCCGAAATAGTCAAACACGTTTCCTCTTATCATTTCCGCTTGGTTCGGCGGTACAAAATACGGCGTTGAATTTATCGGTTTGACGTCTGAATATTTCGTGTCGAATAAAAGGACCCCGCCGTTGTTTGAGGCTGATAAGTTTTCACTCATAAACCTTGTTCGTTCTGCCGCTATGTCACTCGATTTCAAAGTCTTGTTTATTTGGGCTATAAATCTTATTACCGCACTATTTTTCGCACCCTCTTCAATCGCCTGATTTTGTGTGTTCATTAGGCTTATTGTTGGCATTAAGGCGTTGTTTGTTTCACCGACAAAATCATCGCGATAAAAAAACTTGTTCATTATGCCGACTTTACTTAATTCTTCGGCTCGCTTTTCATTGTAGTACTTGTATGCGAGATATCGTTTGCCTTCGTATGCTTTGATTTCTGCGTTGATTGGCGAGACGGGGAAAAATCCTGTAATGTTGCCCCGTTGGTCATTAAGCGGAATTATGAAACATGTATTTTCAGCTTCTAAAATCGTTGCGGCTTTATACAAAAACTTTGTTGTGTCCATGTAAAAATTCGGTCGGTACAGCAGTTTATACTGGAGGCTCTTTTTAGATCCGCTGATTTCAGGTTTGAGCTTTGAGCAGTGCGTTGCAAATGTATGTATCGCCGCCCTGCAAAGTTCCGCCTCGTAAACACCTCCCGCAAAACTTGTGAACACAGGAGAGTAGGCGGTAACAGTTTGCAGATATCCCGCAGTTGCCTCCGCCACAGCAGGCTCCACTGTTCGCCTTAATATTTTATCTATAAATCCCATTTACGCCTCCTTGTTCATGTTGATGTAATGGTCTTTTTGGTCGTGCAAAACTTTATATGCGCACAGAAGAGCGACTGTTCCATCAATTCTTTGTCTTCGATCTAAACCCTTTACAGGCTGAATGTTTCCGTTTACGTCTGTTTTCGTATTCGTATTGGCAAAATTCCATTTGTCTATCGGATTTCCACTGTAAATTATTTTCTTCGCCTGTAAGTCGGCTTTCATACTTTTCATCGGCTCTGATAAACTTATTGTTCCCTGTCTGACGGGTATCATTGCGTTTTCTCCAAAGTCCGCTTTGAATTCCCGAAGCAGTGTGTCATCAATGTGCCAAGGGTCATACCCGATAAATAGTGTGTAAAGCCCTTGCTCCTGTAGCTCCCTGAACCAGTCAAGGAATATTCGTTTATCGCATTTGTTTCCGTTGCAAGTTCTTATAAAGCCTTGCGTCTCCCAAAGCTTGTATGGCACGTTGTCTCTGCCTTGCCGCTTGCCTTCATCTTCCCATTTATTTATAGCTTCTTCGGGAAGCCAGTACATTGACTTGACGTATATCTTGTCATCGTTCGGCCGCATACAGATTGCTTTTGCGGCATTTAGGTCTATGCTGTCGGCGGCGTCAAATCCGCCTATACAATAATCAAATTGGCTCATATCAAAAGTGTCGTTATAATCAAAGTCTTCCCACGCAAGGAAAGCACTTTCATTTGTCTGTT